AAACTTCCAGGCTCGTCCATCCGGGGTGTGTACCTTCTTGGTATCGTAGCTGTCCCTGCAGTTTTCAACCCTTCCGTTTAAAAACTGCGCCGCAACCTCGGCGGCTTGGCTTCTGGTAATTCCGGTAAACTCAATTTCAATTCCGAATCTGGCGTTAAGCATGCTATCTAAGCTCCTTTCAGGTGTGTTTTTCGGTAGTACATATATCACTCTGAAAGGGTTATATAGCAAGGGATTTCAGCAAAATAGATGGCTGAAACCCGCATAAATATTAGCTTTTGTCGGGGTGGTTACCTCTGGTTATTCAATCGAGTTTTCTTATCTCATCCTCGCCAAAAACTACCCCCAGACGGCTGCCTGAGTCCCAGTCAACAAAGACGGTGCCGGTATCGTCAATAAACGATACGGTGCCCCGGTCGCCGGGCTTTAGTCTGGTGTACGGATCATTCATGCGTACCAGTTCCACCCGTGTACCTGGAGGATAATATGACCTGAGTGTCTTTAACATTTCAGGATTAACCTGTTTCATGCGTCAGTAACCTCCTCCGAATTGCTATGGCCTTTTTTGAAAGCGGTGCTGCCGGTTAGCCTGGAGAGCAGGATTTTTCGTTCCTCTTTGTATTCCGGCCCGATAAAGCCCAGGCGCAGCAGGAAGCAGCGAAAGGCGTACTTCTCATTGTCGTAAGCCTTTTGGGTGGCTGTTACCCGCTGCTGTTTCTTGGCCATTGCGCAAAGTGCTCCAATGAAACGGGCATAGGCGTTGACTTCTTCTGCTGTTAAGCTGCCAGAGAACCAGGGGAATTTCAGTGTGGTTTCCGTCTGCTCTATCGGCAGGGCATCCACTCCAATGGCTCTTTTGATGAGGGTAGCCTTACTTGCCACTAACTTCTCAAGGTTGGAGAGGGCATCCTCTGTGAATCCGTCCATCGGCATTTCGATGATCAGCGTATCGCCCGCTTCATCGGGAGTTCCGTAGGCGGGCGGTTCTTCGTAGTCAAAGTAGGGACTTACCCTGCCGCCAAGTTCCGCTTCCCAAGGGATGGATGCGTTCTCGTCAACTGCTTCGGTTTCGGGCAGTGCGGTGTCGTAGGCTCCCTCTGTAGGAATAAAGCTGTGCAAGCCCGAAAGGTCTGCGATCAATTCCCAGCTGTCCGCTCCTGTGAGCGTTCCCGCCCTGTCGATACGGTATCCGCCGACCTCGTAGGCGAAGGTCGGTGGGCCTTGGTATTCTGGCGCGGTATTCAAGATTTCACTGATCGCCATTACAAGCTTTTTGCGCTGGGTGCCGGTAACGTTAAACTTAAATTCCATGGGATCGACCACCTTTCTTTTTGGTAGTCATATACATCACTCTTAAGCTGTGCAATAGCAAGTCTTTACATCAGCTTTTGCGCGTTTTCAAAGGGTATGTTTTGACCACCTCGTAAAAGGAAAACATCAGCATCTGAACCCTTAAACTCGACATACCTATTCACGATAACATCGCAGAACTTCTCGTCCAATTCCAAGGTGTGGCAAATCCGGCCGGTCTGCTCACAGGCGATCAGGGAACTGCCCGAACCACCGAAGGGGTCTAGAACAATACAGCCCGTCATGCTGGAGTTGAGGATAGGGTAGGCTACCAGCGGAACAGGCTTCATGGTCGGATGATCAGTATTTTTCCTGGGTTTGTCAAACTCCCAGATGGTTGACTGCTTGCGATCGGAGTACCAGGTGTGCTTACCCGCTTTCTTCCATCCAAAGAGGATCGGCTCATGCTGCCACTGGTAAGGTGAACGCCCCAAGACCAGCGACTGTTTCTTCCAAATACACGTTCCTGACAGATAGAATCCCGCATCTTTAAACGCTTTACGGAAATTAAACCCCTCGGTATCGGCATGGAACACATAAATACTTGCGTCCTTAGCCATGGCCTTTTCTGTCAGGGTAAAAGCGTCCAGCAGGAACTGGTAGAACTTTTGATCCGCCATGTTGTCGTTTTTAATTTTGCCTGCCGTGCCTTCATAGTTGACATTATAAGGGGGGTCAGTCACCACGAGGTTGGCAAGTTTACCGTCCATAAGCAGGGAAAAGTCCTCCGCTTTGGTACTGTCGCCACAGACAACGCGGTGTTGCCCCAAAAGCCACAGATCACCCGGCTGGGTGATGGCGGGTTTGGCGAGCTCACCTTCAACATCGAAGTCGTCGTCTTTTACGTCCTCGGCACCGCCCAACAGTTGGTTCAGTTCCGCATCGTCGAACCCGAGAAGGGATACGTCAAAGTCGGCGGCCTGTAAATCGGCAATCTCTACTGACAGCATCTCTGCGTCCCAGCCAGCGTTCAAGGCCAAACGGTTGTCGGCCAGGATATATGCCCGCTTCTGAGCTTCGGTCAGGTGCTCCGCAAAAACGCAGGGTACCTGGGTAATGCCTTCCTCCTTGGCAGCCAAAATGCGCCCATGCCCGGCTATCACATTGAGGTCTTTATCCACGATGACCGGGTTGACGAATCCGAACTCCCTGAGTGATGCCCGAAGCTGAAGTATCTGCTCCTTGCTGTGGGTGCGGGCATTTCTGGCGTATGGCACCAGCCGGTCGATATTAACTTTTTCAAAACGCTCGGTTGTGTTCATTCTTATCGTCCTTTCCTGCCCGACAGCAGGGCTTCCATAATGTCGTCCTGCGGATTGCCGACGAAGGCAGTGGTGCAATTCTGCTTAACAATGTCAAAAATCTCATACCAGATGAGATTGGCCTGTTTCTGAAACGATTGGCTCATCTGCACAAACGGGCTGGTTATCGCCCCACCCGTGGTGGGATGCTTGCCTAAAAAACCGTAGGTGCTGATGGCTTCCTCACACTGGATGTAGCGCGTGAACGCCTGAGCATAGGCTTCAATCAAACGCGGGTTGACGAACTTCTCACACCCGCGCTCCTTGAGCCATTTCCAGGTTTCTATATATAGAGCGTCAGCGCCCAGCGGCTTACCGTCTTTTTGTCTGGTGCTTAGGTAATCGCTGGGCGCGGGCATATCTTCTCCGTATAAATCCGCCGCATCATCAAGATCGTCCGCTTTCAGCATCGACTCGGGGTGCAGTTCCCGGACTTCTAAAACTTTAACGGCCTTTCCGGCCGTGATTTTGTCAGCCAGGGGCTGCGGCTTGTCACCGGCGCGGACCCGACGTCCGCCCCTGTTGGTTCCGTCTTTTGCCACAAGCCCTCACCTCCTTGCTGTGGCGGGGTTTAATCCCCCGTTTGAACCGTAATATTTGCGCGCGAAGGGAGCCGCCCGTTCTCTGGGGCAGGGGTTGTAGAGATTCGATACCCCCCGGGGGGTGAGACATTAAATTCATTTCCCCCAACGACCGCCTTCGCGGGCAGTGATCTCCGAATGGCAGGATGTACACAGAGCCATGAGATTGTCCACATCGTTGGTGCCTCCTTGGGATAGCGGCTTGATATGGTGTACTTCCTCGGCAGGCGTGATCCGTCCATCCTTTTGACATTGCTCGCAAAGTGGGTGCGCCGTGATATATCTATCCCGAATACGCTTCCAAGTCCTGCCGTAACGTTTCTTAACGGCTGGGTCCCGCTGATAGCGTTCGTATCGTTTTGCTTCTTCCTTGGTGTGCTCCTCGCAGAACCTGCTGGCTGTCAGCTTGGGACAGCCAGGGTGGGAACACGGCCGCTTGGGCTTGTATGGCATTGGTTCACCTCGTTATTGGCATACAAAAAGCCCCCGCGGTTGTAACTCCGTGAAGGCTCTTGATACAGCTTTCGATATTAATATTATACTTGGTCCTCAGGCAAACACTCCCTTATAATTCCCTCATCTTTATCCGAACAGCATACTGCGCAGGTGGTTCAATGCATAGCTCCGTAATCTTTCCACGTGACTTTCGCTGTAATTAAGTTCATTCATCAGGCGGTAGGTTGCGCCGGACTTCTGATTGTCGCCCATGTAGTATTCAGATAAAATATGCTGCTCGGTATCGGTCAGGCTGGACCAGGCAGGCTCGAACCATGCCATATACTCTATTGCCTGGCTATAGCGTTCCCGCAGGATGTCCAGCTTGTCAATCTGCGCTGCCAGTTTGTCGGCTCCGGCCTGGGGATTCCTAGCAGACGGCATCCTGGATAGCCTAGGGGTTCTAGGCACACTCATTTTTTCATACAAATTTTTGATTTCCTCTGGAGTGTTGTTGATGATAAACCGCATATTATTGTAGTCGCGGATGGCGGCTACGGTAGCGGCGTTCTTATTAATATATTTCAGCGCAATCATGTTGCCACCTCCTTAAGGTTTGCTTTTACTGCATCTATCAAAGCGGTCTGGGTTTTGTCTTTGAGCCGTAATGCTTTCATTACTTGCTCGTCAATCGTTCCCTTGGTAATGATATGGTGGATGACCACGGTGTCTTTTTGCCCTTGACGCCAGAGCCGGGCGTTGGTCTGCTGGTAGAGTTCCAACGACCACGTCAGCCCAAACCATATCAGGGTGGAACCGCCCGCCTGTAGGTTAAGCCCGTGACCGGCGGATGCCGGATGAATCACTGCCAGTTGTATTTCTCCATCATTCCACCGCTTGATGGAATCGCGGCTGTCCAGCTTCTCGGCGGGGAAGCGCTGGAGTATCCGCTCCAGATCATGCTTGTACCAGTAGGCGATGAGAACCGGTTTGCCATTGGCAGCTTCGATTAGATCTTCGAGAGCATCCAACTTGCGGTCATGAATACTGACTACTGAGCCATCGTCGGTATAAACAGCACCATTAGCCATCTGCAGCAGCTTGTTCGACAGGCTGGCGGCGCTTCCGGCATCAATCTCTTGACCTTCCAGTGAAAGAATCAGATCTCGCTTCATGGTATCGTAGACTTTTTTCTCTTTGTCCGACAGCCGCACGGGAATCTCATTTACCACACATTCCGGCATCTTGAGATAGTCCGTATTTTTCATGCTGATGGCGATATCGGAAATACGGCGGTATATCTCATCCTCCGCACCGGGCAGAGGTTTATAACTAAAAACAATCTGCTGATTGCGCTTGTCCGGGGCAAAGAAGCTGTTGCGGTAATGGGTGATGAAGCGGCCAAGCCGCTGACCCATATCGAGAACTCCTATTTCTGCCCATAAATCCATCAGGCCGTTGCCGGAGGGAGTACCTGTCAGTCCCACGATGCGTTTTACCTTCGGACGGACACGGCGCAGTGCCTTGAACCGTTTTGAACCGTATGCCTTAAAGGAGGAAAGCTCATCAACCACCACCATATCGTAGTCAAATGGTAGGCCGCTTTTGGTTACAAGCCAGTCGACGTTTTCACGGTTGATGAGGTACACATCGACGTTTTGCATAAGCGCTAATTTGCGTTCCTGCTCAGTGCCGATGGCGGCCGAGTAAGTCAGGCCATTCAGGTGATCCCACTTTTCAATCTCGGCGGGCCATGTGTCTCTGGCAACCCGCAGCGGGGCGATAACCAGCACTTTGCGGATAAGGAAGCTGTCAAGCGCGAGGTCAAAGATAGCGGTAAGGGTGATAACACTTTTGCCAAGACCCATATCCAGAAATATCGCCGAGATAGGATGCTCCAGTATGAAATTGGTCGCATAGGTTTGATAGTCATGAGGACTGTATTTCATCAAGTATCTCTCCAATCTGCTCAGGGCTGTCAATGCAGTAAACCCAAAACCCTAACGCTTCCAGTTGTCTTTTTCGCTTTTCCTGCAGGGGGCGAAGCCTTTTTCCCGGCGCTTTGAGTTCAACGAAGGCAAGCCTGCCGCCTGGAAGAAGCACCAGGCGGTCAGGCAGGCCGTCATAACTTGAACTTACGAATTTCGGCGCGATGCCTCCCATGTTTTTCACTGCTTTCACCAGCTTTTGTTCTATATGGTTTTCTTTCATTGACGTATTCCTCCCAGCATTCCTCAAAGGTTTCGAGACAGTCCGTGCAAGCGTTATTCCTTTCCAGATAGCCGCGTATCAGGTTATGCCAGCCGTTATATTTTCCGGGATATGTATTGCGTGGAAAGCTGTCATCGCCTTTCATATCATTGGCCAGGTCGCCTTTCGGTGAGCTTTCATTCAGGTAGTTCTTGATCATCCATGTGTAAAACTGCATTTCATTCACTCCATTCTTGGAACAACTGCCACAAGATTTCTTTACGCGCGCATATCGCGCGTAGGCGCATCGTATTTGTATATAAATTTGATAATTTTTTGTACTATATAGAAAATGTTGTTCCGTTGTTCCATTTTCACTTGTTTTGACCCTCAAAAAAGGGGTTAACGGGTGGAACAAGGGAACAAGTCTGAATCAGCCTGTTCACTTGTTCCAGAAGGTTGTTCCATCATTTGCGGATATACACTCGCTGCTTGCCGTATATGGGCTGCCGCTCTAGCTTATCGGATTTTTCCCAACCTCTGATGCGTGCCATAATCGCACTGATGGAATAACTGTCAGCTGGCTTAATATCTTCTTTAGCCTTGCCGAGGCATTCGCACCAGATCTCGATGTTGGAAACAGACTCACGTCTGACGCTGCCTTTCGGCTGCATAGGGCCGTCCGGGTCACTGATATACTCGCGTCTTGCATACACGTCCATAGAATCCCATGTCTCCGGAAGGAGTATATCGAGGTACCTTGTCACAAGGCCTTCGCGGTCATCCTGTTCCATAGCTGCAGACTGCTCATCCTTGGCATAGCTTTCTAGTTCCGGAGGTAGGTAGAGTTTTTCTCCCTGCTTGACGTAGTACATTGTCTCAGCCCAGATCTGCCCGACGTCATCCTTGGAAATATTCCAAGGTTTCAGCTTGCCAGTGCCGGGTGCCTTTATGGTCCAGAAGCGTCTATTTCCGGTGATGTCACGCAGGAATCCGTTTTCGGAATTGGTTGTGCCGAAGAAGATGCACTGCCTCGGATGCGGAGTGACCCTCCGACCGAAGGAAGCGCGGTATTTATCGTCCTGACGGGAGATGAAAGCCTTCACTTTATCAATGTCGGCCTTTTTCATACCGGCGAGCTCTCCGATTTCCAGAATCCAATAACCTTGTAGCTTTTCTGCGGCGGTCTTGTCATTCATATCGGAGAGGTTAAGGCTGTCAGAGTACCATTCACCGCCCAGCTTGGAGATAAAGGTGGATTTTCCGATTCCCTGCGGGCCGTTCAGTACGAGGATATAGTCAAACTTGATGCCCGGCTCGTAGATGCGCTTGATGGCGGCACACAGCACTTTCCGGGTTACGGCCCGGACGTACTTGTTGTCATCGGTTCCGAAATAGTCGATGAGTGCCGTTTCCACACGAGGCACACGATCCCATTCAGGCAAGCTGTCCAGGTATTCGCGGATCGGGTGATATGATCGGTCATCAGCCACCTTCGTAACTGCAATCTCATAGTTTCGCGCCGAGAAGGCTCCATAATGGCTGTCGACATAACTAATCAGCTGGGCATCATCTGCATCCCGCCAGAATCTTGATGGATGCTGCCATGGCACTTCACCCTTAATCTCCAGGCTGTCGGAAAGCTGGTTGAACACGATCTCTTTTAGCGCCGGATCGTTTTCCAGAATCAAGGTGAGATTGCGGAGGGTGTTTTTCACCGTGCCGTTCTTCTCAAGCTCCAGCAGCTTTTGCCAGTCCGTATCTTCCACGGCAAATTCGGTCGATGCCTGTACCCGGCGTTCTTCCGCTAAAAGCAACTTCACACGCTCATCATTTACCGCAAGCTCTGTCATGGCCTTAAAGGATGGCAGCTTATTGACCGGAGTATCTTCAGGCTCCTTGTCGTCAAGGCTGCGAAATTTATGGAGCCGGACCAGGTCAAAGGCATTTAACAGTTTTCCGCAGACGGGGTCGGTAGCATGATGGCTGTAGGCAAACACGCCGTCATAGATCACCACGCCAGCACTGCTGTCAGCCGGGATATAGTCGTATCTGCCGTTCATGGCGGATGGTTCATATACATCAGAGAGGAAGGTATCGATTGCCTCTTCCACTGTATAGGCGCGGTTAAAGGCGCCGATGATGCCCGGCTTGGCAAGTGGATCGCCGGCCTTGGCCGCACTGCTTCGCACCACTTCGGATTGGCGGCTGGAGCGCGGCCAGGTGGACTCATCCTGCCAATCGACATAACGGGCAAGGTACATATCCGGGTCAAGGTCGCTGCCATCTTTTATCTGAAACCAGAATTCGCCGTTCATCGAGGTGGACGGCCAGTACATAAGCCGGTGGGCTTCATATGTGGTGTCATCGAACAGGTCAATTCCGATCTCTTTTGCTACCATCCGGGCTACCGCGGGGTATTCCGCCTCGCTTATATCTCTGGAAAGCGGGATAGCAAGACGGATGCGGGGCTTTTCCGGGGTGTGCTTGTGGGTGGAGTAGGCGCAGCACTTAAAGCCGCACTTCATAATGACTTCATCCCAAACCCCCGGAGTGCCATAGTCCATGTCCAGAACAACCATCGAGCGGCAGAGGACAAAACCTTTTTTACGGCGGCCTGCCTTGAGGTGGCCGGCTACATAACCGCCGACATCCTTGATAGCATCCTGCTGGCCTTTTTTTAGCTTGCGGTATTCCTCCACGGTTTCGGTGGTACGGACGGTGGAGCTGACCCGGGTGCAAAAATCATCCCAGGAGATGTCGCTGTTCTTCCACTTTTTATCCAAACGGCTGTTGCCATATGAAATCTTCATCCTGAGACCTCCCTGCAGTCATCAGAAAAATATCTGATTGTGTATTTCTTTCGCTTGGCTCTCTCAATCTCAGCGTTCATGCCAGGGGAGATATAGCTGCCAAACACCCAGACTTCCGCGCATTTTGACATGAGTACATTACCAAAGAATAACCCCAGGCTGCGTTCGGCCGGGTTATCGTCATCTAAAAATTGAGGATACAGCAGGTGCGGTGTGATAGGGATATATCCCATATCAACCGCAAACCGGCTATATCGCTTGGCAGACTTGATGTTGTTTCCGATATCCCCGGAGTAGGGGGAACAGATATATACAAGGGGCCGGAAGGCTTTAGTGGTTTTTTCCTCTTGCTCTACAGTCGTCAAGGCTTCATAGGCGGTGGGGTCAGGGTAGCCTTCTGCATTGAATTTGTCGGGGCTCATAGTGTCACCTCACACTTCTTGGGAAGGAACAGGGTTTCCAACACCTCATAAGCATAACTGTTGGTGAACTCAAAACGGTCATCATTCGTATGGCACTTTTGAATTTCATAACCGTGCTGGCGTGAGTAAGCTGATGCTGCCCGACCGTTGCGCTGGCAAGTCTTCATGTCCCATCCCATATTGAAGTGCTGGTTGAATTTCATAATTGTCCAGAATTTCTCGGATTCATTGAGCCTTACTGCTAACTCCTCATTTTGGGCGGCAAGCTTAGCGTTTTTCGCCTGTTCCTCTTTTAGCTGTGTTAAAAGGCGAATACCGAAATCAGGATCGGCAACTATCTTATCAATGGTCGCTTCCGTCATATATGCGCCATGCTTGCGGATAGAGGGGAGAACCTCGTCAAACACCCAGTGTTCAAAACGGATGGCGCCGGGAAGGTTAGAGCGGATAATGAGACGGTAAAGGTCGCCCTCGGGGATGAAGGTTTTTTCAATTGTTTTATTTGGATTTTGCGGATGGGGTACTCCCTGTTTTAGGGAGTACCTACAATGCATCGCTATTGCATTATGTGGTTTGGCATACCCCAAAATGGTGGCGCATTCCGTTGCTGGGAAATAGGCCTTGTCATTAATCATTAACACACTTAATGAGCCGAATTCACTGTTGTTGAAAATCTGTATTTGGTTATTCATAGCGACCCTCCAATCTTGACCCGCTGCATTTCTGGCAGTAAACCGTTGTGCCATACAGGTCACCCTCGTCATCGCTGAATAATTCTGCTAGGTTAATTTCTACCTCACACCCACAGCCGGGGCAGGTACAGAACACATTGTCATCGTGGATT